ATCGGTTTGATCGGAATCATCGGTTTGAGGGGCTCTCTCGCGCTGGAGACGCGCCTGATAGCTCGCCTCGTCCCAACCTTTTGTAGAATCGTATCTGGAGAATCGTCCTCCACTACTTCTGTACCACCTCCTCGTTTCTTTAATTTTACCTCCGAAGATTTCAGTGGATCTAATATTTTTGAACTGCTCAAGAAATCTCTCAGCAATAGAAGCCTTCATGCCAGGGTTAACATCCGTAGAGCAATTCCACTTACGGAGAGCCTTGTTGATACGGCTGTCAGGATCTCTACGAGTCTTAGCCGATGTCATACGTTTTTTCATACCTCCCATTCTAGCACAAAAAGACTTGCGACGTTTAGCAGATTTGCTACCTTTTTTAAGCTTTGAAGGCTTTGTGGTAACAGCAGTCTTTAGCTTAGAACCAGGGTTTGCAGCCCTGTATCTCTTTACTCCCTTAGCAGTAAGTCCACCTGCCGCAGACTTGTCACCACTTTTTACAGAGAATTTCTTTGGCATGGTGCCTTTTCTTTTTTCCAATAAAACTCTAAGGTTACTTCTACTCACGACTATAATACTCCTACACTATTTACCCTTATGATAGACTTTCTTAAAGATAAAAAGAGTTCCGTTTCTTTGGTTGACCGTATGGTGGCTGATTCAGCACTTAAGACAGTAAATGCTGCAAGATGCTCCTACGATTTTCAGAAGGATGAATTTGATGAGAAAGATCAGAGACTCACTAAGTTTCTGTGGAAGCATGAACACACATCTCCCTTCCGTCACAGCTACTATACATTTCAAGTAAAGCTTCCTATTTTTGTGGCAAGGCAGCTAATGAAATATCAAGTTGGTTCGGGGTTTAGGTCAGTAGAGGCTGACGGAAGGGAGATATTTATTGAAGAGTTTGATCACTTGTATGATATCGACAAGGGCTGTTCTTGGAATGAAGTTAGCGGTAGGTACACTAAAACATCGAATGATTACTATCTCCCGGCAGAGTTGAGATCCAATCCTCCTCATGGAAACAAGCAATCATCTGAGGAATATGAAAACCCCATGGATGAAAATACCATGGGTTATATGTATCCAGGTGAGATTATTGAATACATGGATCAGCTATGCACTAATTCCCTACACATGTATAATCGCATGATTAAAAACGGTGTAGCTAAAGAGCAAGCAAGAGGTATCCTCCCTCAATGCATGTATACCAAGGCATACTGGACTCTCAGTCTGCAAAGTGTTATTTGGTTCCTGCATCAGCGTCTAAAGCCAGACGCTCAGTATGAGATTAGGATGCTGGCTGAAGGCATCTACGAATTGATGAGGGATGACTTGTGTAAACTTGGAATTACAAAGGAGAGTCTGTGAGGAAGTGTTTAGTTATTGGGGATACTCACTACGACACTAAATGTGAAGGATATCTTCAAAGCCAGATAGAGTCCACGATTAGGCTCGTCAATGATCACAAGCCTACTCACGTTGTTTTTCTTGGTGATATCTATCATCACAGAAAACCTTCACCTGATGTAATTGTAGAAACTCATAAGATGTTTCAAAAGCTGGCTCTTATTCCAGGTTTGAAATTTATGTATGTGCTCAGAGGCAATCACGATTCGCAAAATAGAAACGATGACGGATTGACTGCGCTGGAAACACTTCGCTACCCAGGGTCGAAAGTGCGGCTGGTCCAGCAAACTTTAACTGATACTGATTTGAAATTTTTATTAATACCACACTATGAAAACGAAGAGACGATTAAGAAGCACTTACGTGGAAGACCTGATGATAATTACATCGCTTTCGGCCATTTTAGCTACTGTCCTGCTCACCTTGGTATCCGTGGCTTTGATTCTGATCTTAAACTAAAAGATTTTGATTGCCGTACAATTCTTGGGCATATTCACAAATACGTTGAGGATGAACACGTAACTATTCTGGGAACTCCTTGGTCTACTAACTTTGGAGAGTCTGATAATCAACATTATGTTGGAATCTTGGAAGAAACCGCTAACGGCTGGGGGCCTCTTAATAAATTTAAAGTAGGATTTGGGCCACGTTTTTACGAGGCTCCCTATGATGCTCTTGAAGCAATGCGGGACGAGATATCTGACCCTAACTATTTTACTCTTCTACGTGTCACTATTGATAAGTTCTCCGATGACCCACCTTCTCTCCTCCGTGCCGACATCACTAATAAATTTAAAGTGGCTTACGTAGATCTTAAATTTCAACCTGTCTATGATGATACTCTAAACGATAGATTGTCGGGCTACGATCCAAACGTGCCATTGACTGTGATTGATGCAGACATTATTAGCAAATATATCGATGAGCAATGCTCCACAATACCAAAGGAGAGATTAGAGGAAGGTTTAAACCTTATCAAAGATTATGCAGATCAAGAAGATCACAGCTAAAAACTTTTACTCATTCAAACATTTAGAGTTAAATTTCTCTAAACTTGACGGTATCACTCGAATACTGGGCCACAACAAAGATAGCGGAGGCTCTAATGGTGCAGGAAAGAGCGTCTTGTTTGAAGCAGTTACATGGGGTATCTACGGCACCACGATTCGCAAGTCTACTGAAGCTGCCCTAGTTAACTCTCAGGCTGGCGAGGACTGCTCTGTTCGCGTTGAAATTGAAAAGAAGGGTGTTGGGGCCATTGTAATTACGAGGGCTAAGAGGCCCACTGGTTTGGACGTAGAAGTTAACGGCATTTTGATAAACAAGGCTAACGCGACTCAAACTCAAGATGCACTAGAGAGGTTGCTTGAGAGCGACTACAAATCTTTTCTAGCGTCGGTAGTATTTGGTCAGCATTCTACGTTCACTTTCCTCGACTCAACCCCAGAGGATAAGCGTAAGATTATAAAGAACTGTTTCAACCTGGATGACATCTTCTCAAAGCGTGCCTCTGTTAAGCAACTAAAATCTTCGTATCAGGGTGAGTTGAAAGTGATTGGAACCCTGCTAGCTAACCTTATCAACGAGAAAGATAAGTTGCAGGCTGAAGTTCCTGATGAAAAGTATAAGTTAGTTAAACTACCTAGCTTAGAAAGAATTTTAAAAGATGAATCTAAGATTAGTGAGAATGAGAAACACATTCGAGAATATCAGAGAGCAGTAAAAAAAGAGCGTGACCGCCTTCGTAGAATTAACGATGCAATCAAAGAGGGAGTTTACGAGGATGAGAAAGAGTGCCACGTATGTAAAAGCAAATACATCAAGTCTCAAACCAAACAAGATGTTGTCAGTCTTACTAGAGATGCGGATCACCTCGCACAGCAGATTAAAGAAAAAGAGATTCTAATTAAGGATCTTAGAGACATCAATGAGACATCAGTCCCCAAGATCTCTTCATCTCAGTGGGCAAAGTATAATAAGAAAAATAAACAGATTGAAAACGCGCAAAGCAGCATACATAGATTATCCCAAGTATCAGCACAGTTAGAGGAATACGAAACCAAAAGGCTACAGCTTGATTCTTTACTTGAGGTTATGAAGTTCTGGGAGATTGCTTTTTCAGAAAAGGGACTTATTCGTTACATCATCAGGAACATTTTGGATTACTTCAACTTACGATCTAATGAGTATGCTTCAATCCTGACTGGTGGACAGTTCTCCTTGGAGTTCAACGACGAGTTGTCAGAAACCATTCGTAACAACAATGTAGAGACTAAGTATATTTCTTTATCTGGGGGTGAGAAAAGAAAGGTTAACTTGGCTATCATGTTAGCCCTTCAAGATCTTAGCTCTAAGATTTCGAGAACTGATTGCAACCTCTTGTTTTTCGATGAGGTTTGTGATAACATCGATAATCCTGGCATCTTGGCTGTCAACAATCTTCTTCGTACCCTAGAATCCCAGAATCCTGAGAAGAAGGTTTTAGTGATTACACATAACAATTATTTACAGGAACTTCTGGGAGATACGAACGCGATTACAGTTAGAAAACACAAAGGAATTAGTAAGGTCAGTCATGGCGATTAAACAATTGGATAATACAGGTCAAGATATTTTTATGCAGCGTTACGCTTACCCAGGCGAAACGAAATATTCAGAGAGATGCAAGGCGATGGCGAAGCACATCGCTTCTGTTGAAGGTGATGAAGAAATTGAGAAGTATGAAAAGAAATTCTACGATGCTTTAAGTACAGGTGACCTCGTTCCTGGAGGTCGAATCATTTACGGCGCTGGCCGTAGCCAACAGAACCTTCTCAATTGCTATGCTATTGAGCCTGAAGACAGTGTTGAATCTATTGGTAAGACCATTCAAGATATGTACCGCATCTCTTGCGGAGGTGGTGGCATTGGCTTCAATTTTTCTAAGATTCGTCCGAAGGGCGATGACATTGGAAATGTGAAGAACTCTGCTCCTGGCTCTGTGTCAGTGATGCAAATGATTAATGAGGTAGGAAATCATGTTAAAGCAGGTAAAAACAGAAGGACCGCACTTATGGCGGAACTTAATGTGGATCACCCTGATCTACTGGACTTTTTGCATATTAAGCTGGATCTTTCTCAGCTAACGAACTTCAATATTTCGGTTGCGATCACCGATAAATTTATTGAAGCGTGTGAGAATGATGATACTTGGCAGTTTAAATTTGGTAACCGAGAATATCAAGTTTACTCGGCAAACAGAATCTCTAGCGATGGACACAGTGAAATCATTAACATTGTTGCACTGTCTGAAGAGGATGCTTTGGGCCGTGCGAAGCAGCATCATCTTCGTGGTTGGGATGATCAGTTTGAAGATGTTCAAGAAGTTCAATTCAAGGCTATTGACCTGTGGAATCGACTGTGGGAAAATGCGGTTAAGTCTGGTGAGCCGGGTATCTTCAACCTGTCACTGACGAACCGCTACACCAACATGTCCTACTTCCTTCGCATGAATGCCACTAACCCTTGTGGTGAGATTCCGTTGGACTCATATGCTAATTGTTGTTTGGGTCACGTTAACCTGTCCAATATGGTAAATGAGGACGGTAGCGACTTGGACTGGAACCGACTTGCCAGAACTATTCGCACGGGTATTCGATTTCTCGACAACACTCTGACTGCAAATCACTACCCGATTGAGGAGTGCAAGATTGCGGGTGATCGTTCTCGTCGGATTGGTCTAGGCACGATGGGCCTGCACCACATGCTCATCAAGCTGGGTATCAAGTATGGTACTGACAAGTGTATCGAGTTCATTGATAGACTCTATACTACTATCCGTAACGAGGCCTACCTTGCTTCTGTTTACATCGCCCGCGAGCGTGGCTCCTTCCCCGAGTTCAATGCTCGCAAATATTTGAATGAAGAGTTCGCTAAGACACTTCCTGCTCGGATTAGGATGCTTATCAAGGAGCATGGTATTCGTAACGCGGTGATGCTTACGGCTGCTCCTACAGGCACAATCTCAATGGTTCACGGCGCCTCAACTGGAATTGAGCCGATCTTTGCTCCAATGTACAACCGTCGTTATCGTGAGGGTAACACTTGGAAATCTATTCTCGTTCTTGATCCTCTATTTAAGGAGGAGTTGATGAAGGGTAGTAACGGTAGGCATATTGTGGGATCTTATGATATCACTCCTGAACAACACATGGCTGTTCAGGCCTGTATTCAGAAGTATGTTGATAACGCGATTAGCAAAACAATTAATCTGCCTAATGACGCAAGCCATGAGGTTGTCTCTAAGATGGCTCTAAAGTATGCTCCTTATCTTAAGGGCATGACGGTTTATCGCGCTGGATCAAAAGGCATGGAGCCACTGGAGGCTCTATCCCCCACTGAGGAAAACATCGCCAGGGCAATGGAGCTTATTGCTTCTGAGCAAGTTGAGACAGAGATGGCAGTTGAGGTCTGCAAGATTGGCGGGGAGTGTGGAGCCTAATGCCTTACTATAACTATTACTGTGCCGAGTGCGACAAAGAGGAATTGCGTCATATTCCTTTAGTTGATGACGTTTTCACAGAGCAAGTATTAGTTAGTAGCCTTAATCAGGAAGAGATCGATGCTCTTCCTGATTGGGACGACCCCAGAGATTATGAAGTTTATAAAGAAGTTAAGTATGGCGATATGCCGCCTGATGTGGTAGACTGTTACTGTGGCGGTAAAGGTGAACGGATAGTGGATGGCGCACCCACTATTAAGCATGGCAGAAATTCTTATCATGCTTTGAAAGAGAGACAGAGATACCACCACTATGGCATGGATAAAAAACAAGGTGATAAATTTTTAGAGGAATCAATCGCTGCCACCAAGAAAAGGAGAAAAAGTGGTGGGCAAGCTTACGCTAAAATTGTCCCTAACTATGAGGTTCTAGCCAAAGAGGGCTCAGTCAGAAAGCTTAACGACGCAGAGGTCGCACAAAAGAAGAGAGATATGAAGCAGGTCAACGCGACTCTAACAAAAGATGGGTCGTTAGGAAGACCAGCATATGTAAAGAAAACCTAAATATTAGAAACCTAAACCCTATCATACAGAATGCCCTACCACATCTCAGACAACACCAAGCGTGGTTGTTTGTATCTTCTCAAGAAAGACGTTGAGTTTTTCTCTGAGATCGTTCCTCTACTGAAGCCTGAGTATTTCGATTTCCCAGCATACAAGAACGTATTTCTAGGCGTAAGAAATTACTATGAAAAGTATCAGAGACTTCCTTCCGATTCCATTCTGCCAGATTACATAAATGCGACAGTCTCTGGAGCTTGCGATCTTGGGGTGGACTATGAAAACACTCTCGCAGAAATCAACACTATTGATAAGGCTTGTTTAGGAGATAGAGAGTTTCTGCTAGATACCGTTGAGCAGTTTGCTAGAAACAAGTCAATGGAGCAGGCAGTTAGAAAGGCAATTGTTATTCTTAATGAAGAGGGTGATATTGCTCAGGTAGAAGAACTTGTTAAGGATGCTCTGCTGGTAAACCGCAACGTGGATGTTGGTCAAGAATATTTTGATGATGTTCAAAACAGACTTAGACGATCTTATGAGGAGAGTAACCAAACTAAGATTGGTACAGCTTTTAGAACTCACGATAGACACCTTGAGGGTGGTCTAGCCCCTAAGGAACTAGCGATAGTTGTCGCACCCCCTGGTGTTGGCAAATCTCTTTATCTAGTTAATCAAGGTGCTCATGCGATCTACGAGGGTAAAAATGTACTATACGTGTCCCTGGAGATGAGCCAGGATAAAATTGCTGGTAGATTCGACTCTGTCCTAACTGAGATTAGGAATAGTGATTTAAAAAAACCACTTGCTCAACTCAAACTCAAGGATAGACTTCGAGAAGTTAAAGAGAGAACTAATGGTAGACTTATCATCAAAGAATTTCCCACAGGCGAATCCAACGTAAACAAGCTCAGATCTCTTTTGGTGCAGTTAAAGCTTCATAGTGGATTTACGCCAGATTTGATTATTGTAGACTACCTTGAGCTTCTACGCCCAAATCGTATTATTGATTCTGAATATCAAGCCCAGCAGCGTATCGCTGAAGAGCTTAGAGGTTTAGGAGTGGAAAACAACTGCCTCATCTGGACAGCCTCTCAAACTAACAGGCAGGCCAGAAGAGTGAACATTATTACGGATGCTGAACTTGGTGACTCCTACGGAAAAATTAGACCTGCTGATTGGGTTATTTCTTTGAATCAGACTCAAGAAGAGTATGATGAGGGTGCCATGAGAGTTTTTGTTATCAAAGCAAGAGACTCAAAACAACACTATTTAATTAATGTCGGAGTCGATTACTCTACTCTACAGATGAAGGAGCCCTCACATGAAGAACAACAAGCCAAGTGACTTTCCTTTTATAAAGGATAAAAAACACATCTACAATAAACTTATTGATAGAGAAATTGGAGATGTAAAATTGGGTTGGTCTACTTTTACATTTGAACTTCACTCCGATCTTTATGAGGGTGATCAAAAAGTGGATGGCTTGTGCATTTGGGATGAGCGTAAAATTAAATTAGAAATGAGTCTTGATGATATTGATGCTAGAGAGACTATAATTCATGAGATTTACCACTGCATGCTAGAGGGTGTAGGATTTGATGAAAAAAACTTCGATCAGCAAAAAATGCTATTGACCAACGAGCAGCTTGTGGTAGCCTTATCAAAGCAAACAATGACTCTGCACCATCTTAACCCTAAATTATTCGCTACAATTTATGCTTGATCCTAACACCATTACTCAAGATACTTATCAAAGCATCATTAAGGAAGTGAGTCGAGTGGCTCGCGATCCGAACGAAGTTGCCAATCAACTTCGTGAAATTTCAGCGTTGTATGGCTATTATTATGGAATCATGATTAAGTCTAAGAGATTCCTAGACGATGCTGAGGACATCTTGGAGAAACACAAGTCTACATCTCGCAATGAAAAGAGAAGTGAAGGCGTAAAACTCACTGCCGTAGCGGCTGAGGATTACGTTAATTCTCTTGAGTTGACTGATCAATTAAACAATGAAGTCTTACGTCTTAAGGAGTGCTATGGATATGCTAAAGGTATCTGTAGCACCTTGGATATGAAGAAAGATATGCTTGTCCAGCTTTCCGCTAACAGTCGGCAGGAATCCAAGCTTTACCAATAACTTGTTAGCACTCGTTTGCAAATCAATAGCTTAAAGGAGAAATACAATGGCAAAAACACTAGCAGAACTTCGTGAGATGCACAAGAATATGATGTCCGATAACAAGCCTACAACCACAGGAGGTGGTGGAGGTAAGTCTGATTGGGCTACTTTTGAAGACGGAGACAATATGGTTCGTTTCCTCCCAGGCAAGGAAGACCCTCTGGAATTTTTTGTAGAGGGCGCTGTTCACAAGTATCAGGATGATCAGGGCATGTGGAGGAATTACAAATGTCGAAAGACTCAAAATGAGAAGTGCCCCATGTGTGAGTACTATTTTGATCTGTGGAAGCGGCATAAAGCTTTGAATCTAGGCAAAGATGAGAACGGTCGAAACATCAGGTCCAAGTATGGTGATCTTGCCGTTAAGATTAAACCCAAGCCACGTTTCTACTCTACCGCAGTCATCAGATCTTTGGAGGAGGCTGGCGAGGATCCGGTAAAGTATGTGGCTATGAGTCAACAACTTTTTGATCGCGTTATGCATGCTATGATCAGTGATGATTACCAGGATGAGGACGACCCCGATAACACGACTATCATTTCTCTTGAGAGAGGTAATGACTTCAATATTAAGATCACTAGGCAGGGACAATTCCCTAGCTTTGTAGAGTCTTCTGCCAAATACAAGAAGACTCGCGCTGGAACACCCGCTCAGGTTGCTGAGTGGATGGATAATGAACTGAACCTTCAATCTCTCGTTGAGATTGATAGCTACGAGAAGGGGAAGGAACTCGTTATGAGTTTTGAAGCTTCTCTTAACCCTATTAGGACCGAGACGACCTCGGACAGTGGGGAGGATTTACAAGTATGATGAATAAGAAATTTTGGTTTACAGCCTTCTTCGCTACTGTGATGGGCTTGTTATGTACTGGTTGTGCTTTAGCGGAAAGTCTTTTCGCTGATAAAGTAGTCACTACCATTGGAAACGTGCGTCCTGAGGCTCGCGGTGAGGTGGTTCCGGCTGACCTAGGGATGTTGCCACCAGAAGTTGCAGGTAAAATGGCAGCTACAGGCGAAACTTTGGTTCTGGTAGACAAAGCTCACATTCTAGATCCTACGGCAGATGTCGTGGATGTGATGGACCCTGGTTCTGAAGCTTTGGACTCAGCAATTAGCATGGCTCTTGGTGGCTTAAACACAGTGTTCCCAGGAGTTGCTGCTCTTGAGGGTCTTGGGCTTTTATTCTCTAAGAGGAAGCGTAAACACTATGGAGCGGCTGTAAAGGCTGCTGTTCCTGGAAATGGCAAGATGGAACTCAAAGACGCTGTGCTGTCTCTTGGAAAGGCCATCGGCGCCTCTCACAGTTCTGAAGGATCGAAGAAGGTCTTTGAGGACGAAGTTGCGAAACCTACGGCTTCGGAACAAAAAACATGAATGATTCTCAACAAAAAGAAATCCAACGAGCACGGATGCTAGTGCTCGTTGGTGCAGGGCTTTCCTTCTTATTTTCTGTGAGCCTATGGTTCTATGGGATGAGGGATGAAGGATTGTTTGTTGGTTTGTGGGTTCCCTCTATACTGGGGCTTGGAAACTTGGTATTGTGCCGCGATGGTTGATTACGTAATCTTCATCTTTGGACTGTGTGTAACAGTCATCGTTGGTTCTGGATTGGCTACGCTTATTATTTCAAATAATCGTAAGTCTTAAAAAAACGAAGAGAGAATCATAGTTTCTAACTCAGGTTATATGCCTGAGTTAGTTTTTTTTATACACACATGGCTATTATGTCTTATGCGTAAATTAAAGATACTGGTTGTATATGCAAATCATGGTGGGTGCAGCTATTACAGGCAGTTATCCCCGATGAAAATGATGCAAGAGGAATTGTCGGATAAGGTAGAAGTTAGATACACCGACAACCCATTGGAGGTTGACCCTGAAAAAAAGATTCAACCTCCTCCTGAGCAGCTTAAAGACTTAAACTGGTGTGACATCGTATTTGTAGCCAATATATTAAAATACGGTGGGCCTTACACAGCTAGAGTAATTGGTCTAGGTAAGCAACTTGGTAAATTTGTTCATTTTGATACTGATGATCTTCTCACAGATTTATATGAAGAGCATCACCTTTTTGAAACTTACAAAACTCACAAATTAGATGAGATCACTAAATTCTGTTATCATACAGCAGATTTGGTGACGGTAACTCAACTTAAGTTTGCGAACAGAATTAAACCTTTTATTGGAAAATGTTTAGCAATTATAAAGAATGTAATTGATTACTCTCTACCTGCTTGGAATCACCCGAGAAGCAAGGCTAAGTTTACAAGAATTGGTTACGCGGCTGGTATTCACCATAGGGGAGATGTAAAAGTGTTTAACGCTGTTCCTCACCTCGTAAATCAAAAAGTTGGGAGAGAAAATGTGCAGTGGAATTTCTATGGACATCCTCCAAAGGATCCTAAGAAGAAGGGAACTTGGGAGGCTGCTGTCTGGCCTGAATACATGCGTGAGCTTCTAAGTGGCTTCAAGGGCCAGAAGAACTACAATATTCACTACGCATTACCTCCAGACTCTTACGGTCGCTACTACGCCGATATGGACGTTGCGATAGCTCCTCTACAGATGAATCAATTTAATGATTCTAAATCTGATATTAAAGTTGCAGAATGTTCTAGGTATAAGATACCCTTGGTAGCTAGCAACGTGGGGTGTTATGACGACACTATTGTAAACGGAGAGACAGGATATCTAATCGATCATGACGCACCCAGAAGCGAATGGGTTAAAATTCTTTCTAAGCTTTGTAAGGATAAAAATCACAGAATTGAATTAGGTAAAAACTTGCACGATCGTACCAAAGATTTATTTGATGGTAGAAAGCAAACTCACGCTAGATATGACTTGTATCTTAGAGCCATAAAAGATACGGGATACAAGTTAAATGATTAAAGTTATAAGTGGATGGGGTGGCCCAGGGGGCTCGACCGTAGCTTTTAATAACCTCGTTAATTTACTTAACGAGAAAGGACGCGCAGCGTGCCTGTACACTCCTACTAAGTGGGAAGGTGTTACTTGTAGGTGGGACGCTCAAAGTAATTTAAAGTTTAGCAAGAATGATATCGTCATTTATCATTTTATGAAATTTACTAAGCGTCCTCCTGTTGAAAAAATTATTCTGTCTTGCCATGAAACTCAAGTGTTTCCGATAAAGAAGCAAGAAGATTTGATTTATGATGACATTCATTTTGTCTCTGAATTTCAAAAAGAGTGGCAAGGAGTTGAGGGCAATGTAATACCTAATGTTGTTCAAAAATATCCTCCTAGGAATAATAAATTTAAAGTGAAAAGTGCTGGTATAATTGGCAGCATAGACTCTAACAAGAGAACTCACCGCTCTATAGAGAGAGCCGTAGATGACGGACATAAGGATATTAGGCTTTACGGGGCGATCACAGATCAATCATATTTCAATAGTGAGGTATTGCCCTTATTAGGCGATAAAGTCTCTTACAGGGGCATTGCAAGCGATATGAGCCTTGTTTATGACGCGATCACGGATGTGTATCACTCACCCGAACTAGAAACTTTTAATCTCATAAAGCCTGAGTGTGATTTCGCAAAAGTAAATTACCATGGTGATGAGGGCAATGACACTAAGGCTGAATACTGGGATGACCAAGCCATCTACAGCGCATGGAAGAAATTACTACACAACTAAATTCTATCTCAACCATATTGATAAATTTGGATGAGGCTGTAGAGAGATTAGAAAAGTCTAAAAAACTTTTAGAATCAATAGGTCAGCCTTTTCAAAGGTTCAGTGGTGTTAAGCATGAGAAGGGGATCATAGGTTGTGGCATGTCTCACCTAGCTCTCCTATCAAATATTAAGCCCAATTGTCTAATTCTAGAGGATGATATAGGTTTAACAGAGCATTTTAAACCTAGTCTTAGGATTCCTAAAAATACAGATGCAATTTACTTAGGAGTTTCTGATCATGGATTTGTAAAGATAAGTCCTCATGGTCATCGTGGTGCTGTTCTGGCCTCAAGACATTGTAACGATTATAAGAAAGTGTACAACATGTGCTCTACTCATGCTATCCTATACCTATCAGAAAGATATATTAAAGCTTGCGCTCAAGTTATACACTCTTGTTTGGAATCAAATACTGCCTTTGACGTAGGGCTAGCCTCCATACATAGGCATTTCAACATACTCACACCCAACGACCCATACTTTTATCAGACTGAACAACCTCAATATACTAAACAGTCTGTGCCTTTATTTTAGAACTAATACTATAATATTCTATGAATGAATTTCAGCGTTGGTTTGGTGATGATGGCGACAACACCCATTTACTTAATTATGAATTGTCGAAAGATAGCGTTGTGTTGGATATTGGCGGCTATCGTGGAGACTTTGCTCATGATATTCACAGTAAGTATGGATGCCAAGTGCATATATTTGAGCCTATCTCCAGCTTCTACGATTTTATAGTTGACAGGTTCAAAGAGGTAGAAGATGTACATGTTCATAATTTTGGAATAGCTGATGAAGACTCCAGCGTTAAAATCAGCTTGAACGGTGATGAATCCAGTGTCTTCAAAGAGGGTAAGATCATGGAGGACATCTCTTTAAGGGGAGTTTCAGATGTTCTAAAAGAGTTATCACTTGATAGAATAGATTTGGCTAAGGTTAATATTGAAGGTGGAGAGTATCCTCTTCTGTCGCATTTAATAGAGACTAAGCTGATAGAAAGAATATCTAATATTCAAATTCAATTTCACACCTTTGCTGACCCAGATGGGATGAGAAGATTTGCACTCAGAAATAAACTCAAAGAAACACACAACGAAAAGTTCAATTACGAATTTGTGTGGGAAGGGTGGCAATTAAAGTGAACACAGTTAAGGTAGCCATCACTTGCCCCTGGGGTTTACCCAGCAGTGAGTTACGCGAGATGTTTAAAAAGCTAACTCCTAAGCATGATGGTGTGTGGGAGAATTTAGTAATTGTAGAAGACATCTATGATGCTGACTGGATTATCGCAAGTGAGCAGGTAGATCCCTCAATATCTTTAGATGATATTGATCAGAACAAAGTTATACTTTTTGAGAGAGAGCCTCCTTGGATAAGAACTCCTAATTGGGACAGATATACGACCCCATACAAGTTTAGATATTCTAATGGAGATTTCTACAGAGTTTGTGAGTGGTCCTCCAAGCATACCTACAGCGAAATGCTAAACTTTAAAAGGGAGAAAAGAACTAAAAAGCTTTGCACCATAGTTAGCAATAAACGCATGTGCATGGGGCATCTGAAGCGTCTACAGTTTATTAAAAGATTTTGTAATCGCTACCCTGGCGTGATGGACGTATATGGTATCGGTATGGATCAAGAGGGCTTAGGAGATGACTTCAAAGAATTCTCTACTTTTGGAGATAATGAAAAGTTTGATTGGGCAAAACAATACGATTACTGTTTAACCCTGGAGAATGACAGCGGCCTAGGTTGTGCTAGTGAAAAACTTTCGGATGTTTTCATGGCGTACACGGTTCCAATTTACTGGGGCTCAACAAATGTTGATACTTACTTCTCACCTAAATCGTTTTATAAGCTGGACATTACACAAGAGAATGCAGAGCAGGAACTTTTAGATATAATATCTAAACCTGTTGAATCTGATTTGATTGATGAAATCTCTAAATCGCGAGAAAAAATAATGAATGTTTATAGTTGGCTTCCTACGGCGAAGAGAATTATAGAAGGTGAGTATGACGATCTAGTGGGATTAAAAAATTGAGAACGCAACTACATGAGTACAACGGAATACACAAAGGCGAGACTGGATATATTGTAGGCACATCTCCTTATCTAAATAATTTAACACAGAGGGATATACAATTTTTAAAAGGTAAACCCTCAATTGGAGTTAACTTAGCTTACGAAGGAGCCAATTGGATTTCTTACGCAATCTCGGCACACATAGCAAATGCCGTCTATTTGTTTGAGTATTGCAATAAAGAAATTCCTATTTTCGTAGACTACAACAACGTTGAAAAGAAAAGAGCCTTCTCATACATGGACAATCTATTTTGGAATCAGGATAGAGTTGTTCACTTCTCTGCTGACCCAAAAGGTCCTTTAGATAAATTCAAAAGCGAAACAGATATATCTTTAAAGGGCGACACCAGCATCCTTCTGTTGGCTACACATCTGGCTTACATTATGGGCTTTCAGAATATCGTATACATTGGGTTTGATGAGACCTCTGCCTCTCATTACTGGGATGAGAATTTAGAATTAAAGAATAAAATAAGAAAAGGCTTGAGCGACATTGTAGAGAGTAAGAAGTATTGTAACGGAGGTTCGTACAATCCAGCCTCTCTGTGGGATGTTCATCATAGTGTTCATGGAGAGATAGAATGGTTGTTAGGGAGACTTCCTGCCCTGCCTAATATCACTTTCGGGTCTCCTGAAGAAAAAGCTAATAGATCTTTTGGTAATCACTCTGCCATGAACGTAGCACTATTCTCTCAATACGTTAAATTTTTAAATGATAACGGGGTGGGAACTTACACCTTATCAGACACCGGCATAACCTTACAATCTGGATGTAGTAAATTGGACTCCTTGGATCTATAATAGATTCATGATTAGGAACGTGGCCGTAATTCCTGCTCGCGCTGGCAGTAAACGCATAAAAGATAAAAATATAAAATCTTTTTGTGGAAAGCCTTTGATAGACTACGCTATTAACGAAGCTTTGGGAAGTGATTTGTTTGATGAAGTGTTTGTCTCTACTGACTCCAGAGAGATAGCTGACATCGCTATAAAATGTGGCGCAAAGGTCCCTTACTATAGAGCCCCACGCTTGTCGGATGATTTCACTCCCTTATGGGAGGTTACTTTAGACTTTTTAAAGAGATTTGAAGGAAAAAAATATGATTACTGTTGCACTCTATTCTGTAATCCTTTTGTAAGAAAAGAGAGTATCAAAGAATCTTATCTCAAGCTGATACAAACTGATAAGGACCATTGCTTCAGTGTCAGAAAATTAGATTACCATCCAGGCAGAATCTTCACTGTAAACAATGACACCTGTGAAATGCTCTCACCGGGCAATTTCAACACTAGAACGCAGGATCTCCCCGTTTTTTATGAGGAGGCTGCTCAATTTAGATGGAGCAAGACAAATTTCAGTTCTCCGTTCTCGTATGACTATAATAGCATAGCTTTCCCTATACCAGAAAGTCTAGTTTGCGATATAGACACTGAACAAGACTGGTCCCTTGCAGAGTTAAAATTTAAAAGGTTGTTTCATCATGAATAAAACATATTTTATAGCAGACATTGCCGCTAATCACGATGGTAACTTACAAAGAGCTAAAATGCTCTGTCAGTTAGCCAAAAATAGTGGCGCTGATGCAGTGAAATTTCAACACTTTGATTGCAAAAAACTTGTTAGTGATTATGGGTTTAAGAATTTAGGTGATAAACTCAGCCATCAATCCTCTTGGGATAAGTCCATATATGAAGTTTACAAGGACGCTGAAGTTCCTACTGCATGGATGAACGATCTTAAGCAGTATTGTGATGCCATAGGTGTAGACTTATTTTCTACACCGTATGATCTTGACATGGTGGATCACTTAGATCCTTACGTTGATTGCTATAAGATAGGCTCTGGTGATATAGCGTTTGAGCCCATGCTCCACAAAGTGGCAAAGACTGGTAAAAAAGTGATGATAGCCACTGGAGCCGCTACTTTACCGGAGGTGATCAAAGCGGTAGAGATTCTAAAGACTTACAAGATCCCCATAGTCTTAATGCAATGTAATACTAACTACACTGGCAGTGATGAAAACTTTGATTACATACACTTAAATGTTCTTCACACCTATAGAAAGATGTTTCCTGATGTTACTCTAGGTTTGAGCGATCATACTCCCGGTAGCGTAACGGTGCTAGGCGCAATTAGCCTAGGTGCTACTGTCGTAGAGAAACATTTTACGGATGACAATAGAAGGATCGGCCCCGATCACTCTTTTTCTATGACCCCTGAAACCTGGAAGAAGATGGTTAAGGATACGAGAGTTCTAGAGAGATCTTTGGGTGGCTCTGATAAAAAAGTTGAGGACAATGAAAAAGAAACTGTAGTGCTTCAACGTAGGTCAATTCGATTTACCAGAGACGTAGCTAAGGGAGACATCATTAATATTGAAGATATCCAATTTCAACGTCCATGCCCTGAAGATGCGTTTAACATAAACAACTATGAGTCTCTTATAGGTAAACCCGCAGCCAGAGATTTTATAAAAGGAGATTACGTAAAGAAAGATGATATACTCTAAAGTTAAATCCTTTGGACTAAGAGCCATAGAGGAATCTGATCTACCGACAATTCATAAGTGGAGAAACAGCGAGTGTTTAAGGCATTACTTTAGAGAGTATAGAGAATTATCCATGATTCAGATAAAAGACTGGTATCGTAAGATGATACCGGACAATAGATTTGAAATGTTTGTTATTGAAAAGTTCGATGCTAATGAGATTATTGGAGTTGCTGGAATAACACATATTGATTGGGTTAATAGACACGCCGATTTACATTTTTACATCGGGCAGGACGACAAATGGATTGATGACACATACTCTAAGAATGCCATGAAAATACTTTTAGATTATGGATTTAATACTTTGAATTTGAACAAGTTATGGACGGAAGTGTATGAGGTTGATAAAAAGAAGCTACACTTTTATAATTCATTAGGGTTCACTTTAGATGGGTCTTTAAGAGAGCATTATTTCTACAAGGGTAGGTATTACACCTCCCATATGTTGTCCTTATTGGTAAAAGATTATGATTAAAATAGAAAAAGATAAAAAATATTTAGTTACTGGAGGAACTGGATTTCTCGGAGTCAAAGTCATTCAAAGAATATTGGATGAAGGGGGCAAAGTAGTAGTCCTCGCCAGAGACGAGGGTAAGCTTATTGAAGTAAATCAAAAATTTCCTAGTGTAGAGTTTTATACCGGGGATATCTGCGATCCTTTCAATGTTCATCAAGCTATGAGAGGTGTTGAAGGTGTGTTTCATTTAGCAGCTTTCAAGCATGTTGGGGTTGCTGAGTCCCTGGTAAGAGAATGCACTAGATCCAATGTCCTCGGCTCTCTCAACATTTTAGAAGAGAGTGCTAAAGTTGGCGTGAAGTTTGTTATGGGCATTAGCACCGACAAAGCGTCTCAGGTTGCAGGCGTGTATGGAGCTACCAAGTACATCATGGAGAAACTGTTTACTCAGTTTGAGGAAAACTATCCTGATATTGAGTTTAGGGTGGTTAGGTATGGAAACATTCTGTACTCCACTGGCTCTGTCTTGTGTAAATGGAAGGAGTTGCTTTCTAAGGGTCAGCCAGTTACAGTCACAGACCTTAACGCTACTAGATTCTTCTGGCCGGTTGAAGAGGCTGTAGAGCTTATCTGGGACTGCTTAATTAACGCTGAGAATAGCAGGCCATATGTACCAGAGATGAAGGCCATGAGTGTAGGCAACTTACTTAAGGCAATGTCTAAGAAGTATCTCCCAGAGGGTAAGGAGCTAATCATTAACGAGATTGGTCTTCAACCTGGAGAAAACATGCATGAGAAGATCTTGGCTGAGAGATCAGATTCTGATTCGGCAGAAAAGTATACCATAGAAGAAATCTTTGAAATGATCTAAGAATCATGCTCACAGTCACATCTAATTTAGTCGGACCTGATTACGGAAACTACGGTCTTGGTAATCAGATATTCCAGGTAGCTGCTCTGTTAAGCTTTGCTAAAGATAACAACTTTAAGGCTACATTTCCTGTTCTCAAAGATCCCAAACAGGGCGGCTACCTGGATAACTTTTTTAGAAATGTTAGCACTGATGAGCCAGAGTCAATTAGACACTGCTATACTGAACCATCATTTAGATACACCCCAATTCCTAAGTTTAATTTCTCTTTCCATGTATCGAACAGTTATTTGCAGAGTGAGAAATACTTTTTGGAAAATAGACAGCTTATACTGGATACGTTCAAACCTAAAGAGGATGACCTGAACTATCTTAAAAACAAGTATGCCACAGATCATTACGATACATCCATGCACATTAGAAGAGGTGATTATCTGCACGATAGGTATAGTAATTATCACACTAACTTAATGACCACTGGCTATTATAGAAAGGCATTACACAAGCTAGATGCATCCAAAGTTCTATTATTTTGTGACGAGCCCGAATGGGCTAAAATTGCATTTCCTGAGTACATGGTTGTAGAAGAGAAAGACTACATGGAACTTTATCTAATGTCTTTGTGTAAGAACAACATTATTGCTAACTCTTCTTTTTCATGGTGGGGAGCTTGGCTAAACCAGAATGAAAACAAAACGGTTATTGCTCCCGAAAATTGGTTCGGCCCTAGTAATAACTTGCCGAAAGATGACATAATACCAGAGGATTGGATTGTAGTATAATGATTGACATAAAATCTAAAGTAGAGGACGGCAAAGTGCTACATTGCATTCATCGAGGCTTCGATACTAAAAACGAGAGAAGTGAACTGGTCAGTGCTGAGAACTTTATCCAGTGTGCTCGTTTGTTGATGCACAAGGGTAGAACTTTTAAGCCTCACCGGCACATCTGGAAGGCCCCCAATTACGACAAGGTAATTGCTCAGGAAAGTTGGGTGGTGATTAAGGGTAGCGTTAAAGCTATCTTTTATGATCTTGATGGTGAATACTTAGAGTCTCATGTTCTCTACCCTGGGGACTGCTCATTCACTCTTGAGGGGGGTCACACCTACGAGATCCTAGAGAATAGTACGATGGTGTATGAATTTAAAACTGGGCCTTACGAGGGTCAAGAGCGTGATAAGGAGTTCCTGTAATGAAATTGCATTTAGGCTGCGGTATGAGAAATTTTGGTGAGGGTTGGGACCACATAGACTACGTGGGTTATCCTCATGTTGTATCAAATGATGTTACTAACTTACCCTACGATGACGATAGCTGTGATGTTGTTTACGCATCTCACTTGCTAGAGTACTTTGATAGGCATGAAGTATTAGGTGTCCTCAAAGAGTGGAAGAGAGTCCTTAAAAAGGATGGCATACTTAGGTTAGCGGTCCCTAACTTTGCTGTCCTAGCTCATCTGTACACTCATCAAAAGATAAATTTAAATCAAGTTATAGGTCCTCTGTATGGTAGATGGAATGTTCCACCTGTTTACCATAAGACAACTTACGACTATGATTCGCTTAAGGATGTTCTCCTGGGCAGTGGGTTTAAAGATGTTAACCCTTATGATTGGAGAGAAACCGAACACTCTCATCATGATGATCACTCTCAAGCATACATACCTCACATGGATAAGGAGAACGGCGTGCTGATTAGTTTAAATGTAGAGGCCATCAAATGAGTTTTGCATGGGTTGAAGAGTTTGAAGTTAGGGTAGCAGAATTCTATAACGCTCCTCACGCCGTCGCAGTTGATTGTTGCACTCATGCAATTGAATTATGTCTTCGGCATACCGAAGCTGATGACATCGTTATCCCAGCGAGAACTTACATATCTGTTCCTTTTACGGCAGAGAAGTTAAACTTGAACTGGTCGTTTGATAATTTTGGCTGGAATGATTACTACTTGATTGGTAATACTAACATTGTCGATGCGGCAGTTTACTGGGAAGAAGATGGCTACATCGCAAACACTTTAATGTGTCTGAGCTTTCAATATCAAAAACACCTCAGCTTAGGTCGAGGGGGCATGATTCTAACGGATAGTTATGAGGACGCAGTAAAGTTGAAAAAAATGTCTTATGATGGTAGACTCCCACACGTACCTTGGCGTGACCAAGACATCGATACTGTTGGTTATCACTACTACATGACACCAGAGACGGCCAAGCTAGGCATTGAAAAACTAGAGAAAGCTAAAGCTATGAAGCCACGTTCCTGGACTATACAGGATTGGCCTGATTTAAGAAACATGAGCGTTTTTAAAGGTTAATGGGCTATAATCATATCATGAATAAAGTAGCGTTGATTACAGGTATTGCGGGACAAGACGGAAGTTACTTGTCCGAATTGTTATTGTCGAAAGGGTATGAGGTTCACGGCATAGTTCGTAGGAACTCTGTCGCTGAAAACCAAGACAGCAGAATTAGAGGTCTTAATGTCACCACACACTACGGCGACTTGTTAGACTCTCTATCGATCAATAGAATCGTAAACGAAGTCCAACCCGACGAAGTGTATAACTTAGCTGCACAAAGCCATGTTAGGGTGAGCTTTGATGTTCCCTCGTTTACCATTCAGACTAATGCATTAGGTGTTCTAAACCTTCTTGAAGCTTGTAGAACTCTTAAGAAAAAAGTGAAGGTGTATCAGGCTAGCTCGTCTGAAATGTTTGGCAACTCAATCGATAGCGACGGGTTTCAGCGAAAGACGACACCCATGAACCCTACATCTCCTTACGGCTGCGCTAAGGTTATGGCCTACAATCTTACTCGGCACTATCGCCAAGCATACGACATGCACATCTGTAACGGCATCCTCTTCAATCACGAATCCCCCAGAAGAGGTTCCAACTTTGTAACCAATAAGATTGTTAAGGGCGCTGTAGAAATTAAGAAAGGCAAGAGAGATAAACTTGCTTTAGGAAACTTGGACGCATCTAGAGACTGGGGACACTCTAGAGATTATGTAAGAGCTATGTATATGATTCTCAATCATGATCAAGCTAACGATTGGACTGTGGCTACTGGTGAAAGTAGGACAATCAGAGACATGTGTGAAGTTACTTTTAACCTTTTAGGTTTGAACTATGAGGATCACGTCACCATAGACAAAAAGTATTTGAGGCCTCATGAGTTAAACTTCCTTAAGGGAGATTCAACCGAGATTAGAGAGGTTTTAGGTTGGGAGCCTGCTTATACCTTTGAATCTATGGTTGGTGAGATGGTTAAACACTGGATGGAGATTGTGTAATGGACTTTAATAAATTTCAAAAAGCTTGTAAGCGAACCGCTAATACTGAGCTTACCTATTCTCAAGCTGCTATGAACTGGGCTCTGGGTATTGCGGGAGAGGCAGGTGAATACTGTGAACTCATTAAGAAGAGTGAGTTTCACGGTAAGATGCTTGATAAGGATCACGCCAAGAAAGAGCTAGGAGACATTTTGTATTACGTTGCCATGGCAGCTACTAATCTGAGTATCGATTTAGATTCGGTTGCACAGGCAAACGTAGACAAGCTAACGGCGAGATACCCAGAGGGATTTAAGAGCGGAGGCGGCATCCGTCACGTAAACAATGATCACGAAGACGACGGCAATTAAAGTCTTCACTACACTACTCTGCTTCTAAGCTTTCTGATCTCATCTTCCAGCATAGTTGAGGCATCTGCTAATGTCCTCTCATAAGTTTCGGTATCTTCGTAGGAGTCGCTGGGCTTTTCATCACTTTTAATAGTGGTAATCTTATCGAGAAGCTCTCTGTGAATGTTGGTCATTAGCTTGCCTTACTTAATAAAGTTGCTGCTGTAGTGATTAGCGAGAATATCATACCCCAGAATAACCAGCCCTGTTTCCATGATCTTCTCTCCAAAATATCTAAGGATTTATTCATTCTCTTATGGTCGTCAACACAATATGCTAGCTTTTGCAGTATGTCTTCCTGCTGTTTAGACAACAAAATTTGAAGTTCAATTGTTTTGGCGTGAACCTCAAGTTGTTGATTAAGATCCGCTCTAGTTACCGTGTCGTTGGGGTTTTCAGGTACGATAGCCATGGTATATAAGTATTTAGTTCTGGTAAAATTTGAAATGGCTGGTATAATCTAACCCATGCAAACATTCTTACCCTATCCCGACTTCGTATCCTCCGTCAAAGCTCTTGATTACCGCAGGCTTGGCAAACAGCGGTTGGAGGCCATGCAACTTGTAAACAGCACCAACAAGCTAGCCGCTAACCCTAATGCTAAGGTGGGTTGGATGAATCATCCTGCTAGATTCATGTGGATTGGCTACATGGATGCTCTCAAGCTTTATCACAATGTCTGTGTTCAAGAGTGGATTGATCGCGGATACAAAAACACCATGAAGTTTTATGATCTTCCTGATGATATTCTCATGCCGCCCTGGATGGGAGACGATAGAGTCCATGCTAGCCATCGCTCTAACCTTCTGCGTAAGGCTCCTGATTATTACGCTAGCCATGGTTGGACTGAGCCTGATAATCTAGAATATTTCTGGCCTGTCAGTTAGTATGCGGCTATAATGATGCATGAATAAAGATGTTTTAGCCAAACTAAAGAATGCTTCTATGCTCTCAGAGCAGGAGCTTACACCTGATTTGATTTCTACGGGCTCTTACGCCCTAAATAAGATAATTTCAGGCAAATACAATGGGGGTGTTCCGATAGGAATGATCACTCAATTTATCGGACAGGCTTCTACAGCTAAGACTGTTTTTGGCACGCACATTCTTCGTGAAGCACAGAGAAAGGGCTATTACTCAATTATCATTGATTCAGAGAACGCATATAGTCCTAAATTTGCAGTGACTCTAGGCATCGATCCTGAAAAATTGATTTATGCCGCGCCTCCTACAGTAGAGGATTGCTTCGATACTATTCAAAAAACTATTGACGCTATCCGTGAAGAAGATGAAGACACCCCGATAGTGGTGTTCTACGACAGTCTTGCAGTCTCTCCTTCCAAGGCTGAGATGGATTCTGAAGGTTACGAGGGGAATAACATGCAAGGCGCAGTGAGGGCGAAGACCATTGGAGCCGCTCTTCGTAAAATTAATCCTATTCTCAGACCTAAAAACGTTGCTCTAGTGTTGGTCAACCAAATAAGAACAAAGGTTGGTGTGATGTATGGGGACCCTAGAACCTCTGCTGCGGGCGGTAACGCTCTGGATTACTATCTGGGAGTGAACCTAGAGACAGCGAAGACTGATACCATAGGTGAGAAGGATAGCCCTACGGGGATTAGGGGTAAAGTAAAAAATAAGAAGAACAAAATTATTGAGCCTTTTAAATCCTGTGAGTTTGAACTTGTATTTAATCAGGGTCTAAATCCTTACTATGGTTTGTTACCTCTTTTAGAGCGTGATGGGGTTGTAGAGAGGGGAGGTGCTTGGTACACTGTAAAATCTACAGGAAAGAAGTTTCAGTCGCCATCTTTGAAAACTCTGATTGAACAGGGTGATGAGGGTGTTGCGCCTATTATTAATATTCTTAACGATGAAAACTAAATACTATAATAGGATATGGGCATAGAAGAGAGACTCACCTCTATGATTAAGGAGGCTTTACGTCGTCAGCTTTCCAACAGCAACGACATAAACGCTCCATTCATAGATATTGAAGATTACAAAAAAAAGACAGGAAAGAGATTTAGAATTACTAAAGCTCAAAGAGATGCAGGCCTTACAAGAGAGCAAGCGTTTCAAGAATTCATGGAAAAGATGATAGATAAGCAATGAACTATTTTATCAAAAGAATTGGATTGTTGATGTATGGTGTGCTATCATTATTAGAATCTGTGGCTAATTTTGTCCTTTACGTCACACATTTGGATGTTATCATCAAACCTAAAGATTGGTCTTTACCTTTTTACTTTTGGTATGTTGATAAATTTTTAAAAGGCAATTACATTTCTAACCTTAAAAATAAGCATGGGCAAAACTTTTAGAAGAGAGAAAACCTACGGTAACCGTCGTTCAGGGCTAAATACTCATAGGGATCTTCCCGATTATCAGGACGATCTTCTCGATGAAGAAGATTTTGAATATTTTGAAGAGGAATTAACATATGGCAAATTACATTCTGAAGAACAAGATGTGGTCGGACGCAAAAATGAACCGACTCGTCAAAGAAATCAAAGAAAACGCTAAATCCGACCGTCAAGCGGCCATAGAGTTGTTTCAAGACTGCAAGTCCGCAATGCAAGATCTTGCAGGTAACCGAGTAAGTTTTGATGACAATGGTAATCCGAACGTGGACGCCTTCACCAAAATTATTGCCGCATCAACCAACGCTCTTGGTCAGATGGGTGTCGCTAATGAAAAACTTTTAAAACTGGCTCAAACCATGCAAAAGTATCAACTTAAGGAAATGGACTTGGAAGGCAAGGCTGGACCTGCTCAACAAGAACTTAAAGGTTCATTTTTTAGCAATCTAAACGCAATGCTTGGTAAGGACAAAGATGCCCAGAAAGACTAATAGCATCAAGGCTTTTTCTGCTGAATTAAACTCAATCATTCATGTTAAGCGTCTAACTGAAAGACAATTCAAAATCATCTTTAACAAACTAAAGAAGTTCATCAAGGCCTCCAAGTCTGGTGACTTTGATTTTGTTAAGTATGTTAAGATTGTAGTTACAGACGCTTTAACGACTGATGAGCGTAAAACTTTCGTATCAAGAATGGAGGAGGCACAGCGGGTTAAGGATACTGTAAAAGATCCTTTGTTAGAGTATAAACTTCTAGGTGCTTACTACTCTACAATTGCAGAATACTATCCTGAACTTAGAATTGAATACGTGTGCTACGAGATAAACGAGGTTCTTCCTGAATCTTTTATTCTCGAATCTTTGATAAAAGATTCCAAAGAGGATGAAGAGTTCAAGAAGAAACTTGAAAAGAAAACTAAAAAGAATGGCTCTAAGCCAGAAAAAGGTAAACTAGAGACTATTAATCAAATAGTTCAGTTGGAGAAGTTTTTAAAGAAAAACATAATCGGCCAAGACGAAGCCATTGCTTGTGTTTCTGATGCTGTAAAATTAAAGGCAGTAGAGTTTAGCAAGCACATGAATCTCTTTTTTATTGGTAAAACCGGAAGAGGTAAAACTCAATTAGCTCGTAAGTTAGGTGAGAAGTATTCAGATCACTTCTGGGTTATAAACTGTGCGGAGTATACAAACGGGCATGAGGTCAGCAGGCTTTTAGGCTCTCCCCCAGGATACATAGGACACTCTGAAAGCTCTCTAATTAAAGAAAAGGCTGACAAATCCAGCCGATGGACAATCGTATTTGATGAAATCGAAAAAGCACACCCCAAGTTATACAACATCCTACTTAGTTTGCTGGATACAGGTACTCTTACTGATAATTCTGGCAATGAAATTGATCTCACAGACTCAATTTTCATTATGACATCTAACTGTGGTCTCAAGGACTTGAAGACAACGAAGGTAGGCTTTAATGAGGATAAAAGTTCTGATGGTGATAGAGAGCAGATCATGAAGTCTCTTGAGGTCACATTCTCTCCAGAATTCAGAGGCAGAATTGATGACTTTGTATTCTTCAACGATCTTACGTCAGAAGATATAAAAAAGATAGCTAAGTTGGCATTATCAAAGTATCCAATTAAAGCCACCCCTGAAATTGTAGATTATATTGTAGAGCATGGTTATTCCGAGGAGTTTGGAGCAAGAGATATTCAAAGGGTTATTAAGAGACTTGTTGGACTCCCATTAGCTGACGAAATTCTATCTAACAGACAACCTGATAACGGAACGGGTAGGTATGACGCAGAAGTTATTGAAGATAAACTAGAAATTGTTAACACTATTGACCTTTCAGCCCTATAATAAGTTCATGACACCTGAACAAACAGAACTAACTAAGTACCTTACCGATGTCATTCATCAATTAAGAATCCTTGAGGGCAGGACTTCTAGACGCAATAAAACTAAGAAGTTTAAGGCCATCGCATCAACTCTAACGATTGTTAAGAGTCGTGCAAATGCCACTCTACAATATGTAAGGGCGGGTGGGCACGCTGATTTCTCGGTAATCATACAACAACAAATGTATGATCCCATTATTCAATGGTTGGAGTCGGAGATTGCGTAGACTTCCCGAAACAGGTAAGTGTGAGTCATGTGGAGATAAAGCATTGTTATATAATTACAACAATGCTAAAACGTGTGCTTCTTGCCTGGGAAGGGATGCTAGAGGAATTCTAAGAACGAGCATTTTAAACAAAAACATAGGAAAGAAAGATGAACAGATACGAAGAGCTAGGAAAAAGCGTTGGTAAGTTAGTAGCTGAAAAACAAGAGGCGTATGGCGATTCCTTTGGTAAAGCTCACAAGATTCTTAAAGTTTTGTTTCCTGACGGTATACAGCCAGACCAATACTTAGATGTGCTTACTATTTGTAGAGTTGTGGATAAGCTTTTTAGACTGGCTACTGATCCCACTTATGGTGATGAGTCCCCCTGGCGGGACATCTGCGGCTACAGCCTTCTTAGTATGGGCAAGGATGCGCGTGAATCTTCTAGAGAAGAATCTGTCCGATTAGATGAAAATTCGTAACCTCTTGTGCTATAATGAGTAGTATGGTTGAATTAACTGACAAAGAATGGGCTCTGTATGAGGAGCGTTATGGCAAGCTAATGCATACTATCGCTATGAAGATCTCTGGCGACGATGCTATCGCTAGCCATGAAGATAACTATGCGGATTTGTGTATCGCTGCCCTTGAATCGATAGAGGGCTTTGAAAAGAAAACGGGAGAAAAGTTTAAGGCAGCTATAAATAATAAGCTTTTTGATCAGTATACAAAGACTGTTTTATGGAATCGTAAGGCTAAAAAAGGCATTCCATTAACTAAGAGAATGGAATTCAGAAATAAGCACTACTCTCTTGAGCAGCACCAAACTTTTGGCGACAATGATAGAGCGTTTGACACGCTTGCAGACGATCGTGCTCAGTTTGGACCTTCTGCTGTTGATCTTGAAGACTTTACTGAAGCTCAATCTGAAGATGTTCAGAAAGTTATAAAAGCCATTCTAAAAAATCCTGGCATCCTATCTAAGGACGGCACAGTCAATCATTCTGCTCTTCGGAATTCGACGGGGTTGTCTATTCACTTTACCAATAAGGCTGTTAAAAGTTTGAAAAAGTCTATTCAGAGGAATTATGAGGTCTGAGCACATAGAGCAGATTATAGATGAGGCAGTCTACAAAGTAGTCTGGAAAGACTACAAACCTAAGTATGAATTTTTAGCAGAATATGTCCCAGGCTCCATGATGCAGGATGACTGGGACGCTCTTGAGATGCTAAAATTTGAGCTTATGGCTATTGCAGCCAGGAAAACCTATGGCATCAACCTCCCTGTTGAATAGAATTGATTCCTACGCACAAAGCCTCATTCAAGATGAGGTTCAAGAGTTGTGGGAGCACTCTGATAAAATAGCCAAAAAATTCAAACTTAAGTTACTAAGTATTGATGGTACCACTAGAATTACTTTTAAAGAAAAATGTTCTAGAACAGTAATAAAAGTTGGTTATCCATCACACAATAAAGCTGAGTACTCTGCTTATAAATCTTTGGAGCATTCGTCTCTAGGAGATCTTTTTGCTCCTTGCTTAAAAATAAGTAGAGACGGATTTGCTCTAGAAATGTCTTACATATCTAAAGCCATACCTCAAGCAAAGGGTGAGCATTATTGGTTTAACCCTATCTTTGTTAAACTCAGGGATAGATTAGAGAGTCATTTTTCGTTTGTAAAAAAGTTTAATATCTATTCTTGGGGCGCAGACTTTCATGAAGAAAATATGAGAGTTGAGAGGAATGGCGATATAAAAGTAATTGACTACAGCAACCTCTTGGTTGATATATTCGACAGAAATTCAGACATGACCATCTCCAACGCCATCAAATCTTTTCTTAAATTAGATTATCCTAAAGTTACAATTTCTCTTAGGTTAAAGAACCGTGTCATATACTACGAAGATGATGACGTTTCTCACAAAGTAACTGTTGACCCTCAGAGATCAAAGGCTATAATCTAGACATCACGGGGTAATAGCTCAGTTGGTTAGAGCAGGGGTCTTATATACCTCAGGTCCATGGTTCAAGTCCATGTTACCCTACCATGACAGTGTGGTGGAATTGGCATACACGACAGACTTAAAATCTGTTGACCATATCGGTCTTGCGGGTT